AAATATTGTTTTAGGATGGATTACAGGTAGTTTAGATGTAAACGCTATACAAACAGCAAATTCAGCTTCTGTAGCAGCTAAAATAGCAGCTCATAATGCTAAAACTGAAGATACCGGAGTACCTTGGTAGATTGTAAATTAAATTAATATGACGGTTATATTTCACGTAGAAGGTGGCCTAGGTAAGCATATCATGGCTACTGCACTTCTAAAAGTTATACACAAAAAACATTCAAAAGACGATATTCACGTAGTATGTTCATATCCTGATGTCTTTAAACATAATCCACTAGTTAAAAAAGTTCATGCAAATGGAAAGCATGGTGATTTTTATACTAGGTACATAAAAGGTAAAGAAAGTAACTGTAAACTATACTTTAGCGATCCTTATACTCATTCGGACTTTATATTAGAACAAGACCATTTATTTAATATATGGGCTAAACAATGGGGATTTGAATACGAGGGAGAATCACCTCAAATATATTTAACTGAAGCAGAGATACAATATTTTAAACCTTTTTATAAAACTGATAAACCTATCTTAGCAATACAGCCTAACGGAGGTCCACAAAATCAAGGATATAATTATTCATGGACTAGAGATATACCCGAACCTGCTATGTTAAAAGTTATAGAAGAATTTAAAAAAGATTATTCTATAGTTCATATTAAGCGAGACGACCAGAAAAAATACCCCGATACTCTACATGCTTTAGATGGATTTAGAAGTATAGGTATTTTATTACAACTATCAAATAAAAGATTACTTATCGATTCATTTGCACAGCATCTAGCTACAGCTTTTAATCTTCCTTCTACTGTCTGTTGGGTTACAACTAAACCTGAAGTTTTCGGATACGAATTACATTCTAATATCAGAGCTAATAAATTTAACTTACCAGTAGAGTTTCCAAATAATTTATATCAACCGTTTAATCTTGCTCAAGATATTTCTTCTTGCCCTTACAGTAAATTAGAAGATGTATTCGATGTCGATAAAATTATTAAATCTCTTAAATAATGACTGATCCTACTTGGACTTACCAAGGTCTACCTATTTTTTCTATTGAAGGTATGCCTAAAGATACTTACGGTTTTATCTATCAAGTTACTCATATTCCTACTGGCAGAAAGTATTTAGGAAAAAAAGTATTATTTTTTGAAAGAAATAAAAAATTAGGTAAAAAAGAACTACAAGCATTAAAAGAAGAAAGAAAAGCTAAAGGTATAGGAGGAAGAGTACCCTTAAAAAAGAAAGTTATAAAAGAATCAGATTGGGTAACTTATTATGGTTCTCAAAAAGAGATCCTTGAATTAGTAAAGAAGGGTAATAAAAAAGATTTCAGGAGAGAAATCCTCAAATATGTAACTGATAAAAAACAATTAACATATTTTGAATGTAAATACCTATTTATAAATGAGGTATTGGAGACTCGTAATAATTATATTAACGATAATATCCTCGGTAAATTTTACAGAAAAGATTTTTTAAATGAAAATTAAAGATATATTATTAGAAGAATACGAAAAAGGTAACGTAAAGCTTATGGGCGATGTTATCTTACCGATTGGTAAGCAAATGGTACTACAAGCTGAAGAGGATACATATAATAGAGGTCTGTTAGTTACTAACAATAAAGATAAAAGCTACGATATAGCATATTGGGCTGATAAATTCGAACCTTACCCAATAGAAGTAGAAATAGACGGTAAATCAGTCTCTAAAGATGCTAAAGTAATCAAACTATTATTTCACCCTGAAATGGATGAATCTACCTCAAAAGATATAAAATGATTAAAATTAAAGACATAGTAGGGCTTCCATCTTTAACTTATCATTTAGAAAACGATCTCTCGTTATATGAGAATGTCTATCGTTATTCAAGTGATAAATTTATACAACTATTTGCTGAAGCAAGAGATGCTTGGAGAGACGGTTATATACAGTTAAACGAAGAAGATACTAAATTACTAGAAGAAACTAATATAGGTGAGTACGGGGTATTCGAAGGAGAAAAAGTACCTTTAGATTTACCTATGGTAGACGAAGCAGAGTATAAAGGTAAGAATGTAGCTTTAAATAAACCAAAAAGAGGAGGACCTAAAAAGTTTTACGTCTATGTTAAGAATCCAAAAACAGGAAATGTTAAAAAAGTAAATTTCGGAGATAGCGGAAACCTTTCCGTTAAGTTAAATGAGCCAGGAGCTAGAGCTTCTTTCGCAGCTAGACATAAATGTGCTCAAAAGAAAGATAAAACTAAACCTGGTTATTGGTCCTGTAATATAGGTCGTTATTGGAAATCATTAGGAGGTTCTAGAAATTTCAGTGGATACTGGTAGACCATATACGGAAAAAGGCGAAATAAGAACTTTTTTAGTTGATACTAAAGAAGAAGAATTAGTTTGGCATAGAGATTACGAAGATAGAATTATAGAACCACTTCACGAAACTGATTGGAAATTTCAATACGATAACAATACTCCGGAGAGTTTAAAACGACTATTTATTAGAAAGGGTGTATATCATAGGTTGATTAAAGGCTCTGGAGATTTAAAATTAAAAGTAATAAAACTGTAAATGGCTAAAATAGTACTTAGCGATTACTTAGGTTCTAAGAGTAGAAAAAGACCAGGTATACACGCTAAAAGTAAAACATCTAAGCTTAAAAATAGTAGAAACTATAAAAAAGCTTATAAAGGACAAGGTAGATGAAACTTTCACAAATCATATTAGAGGGACCCCTAGAATATGATCCTGATTTTAATCGTGAGATAGATAAGATACAAGATCAGGGCGGAAAGTACTTAGGTTCAGGCGATTATGGTTCAGTATACCTTTTAAAAGGAAAGGCAGTTAAAGTAACAACAGATTCTATTGAATTAGATCACGCTGAAAAACTTAAAGGCAAAAAAACTAATAATTTTGTTTATATTTTTGACGTTAATAGGTTAAATAATAAACTAGGAATTATTACAATGGAGGTTATGGGAGAATACAAAGGGGATATTCCGGAAGATTTTATTGATAAATTAGAAAAAGAAGCTGTTAGATTTAATATAGATCCAACAGAGTTAGACATAAGACCTGATAATTTCATGGTACATCCTAAATCAGGTAAGTTAAAAATGACTGACGTTTAGTTGGTAAATACAATATTTTTTCATATATTATAGAGTTAACTATGAAGTATGGATTATAGTTTTTTATTAGGTTCTATAGAAAATATACTAGGAAAAAGCAATAAAAGAGCAAGAGATAATTACGCTTTTCATTGCCCCTTTTGCAACCATCGAAAGCCTAAGTTAGAAATTAACATGGCTACAAATGATGAAGGTAAAAACTTTTGGGAATGTTGGGTATGTAAAACTAGAGGACAGTCAATATTTTCTCTTTTAAGACAACTGAAAGTACCTAAAGTTGAAGCTAATGAAGTACTCAAGTATGTTAAAAGAGGTAAGAAGTATGAGTATAAAAATACGGAAGTAGCAGAATTACCAAAAGAATTTCAACTACTTTACTCAGCTTCTAGTACTTCTATTATTGCTAATAAAGTTAAAAAATATTTATATGAACGAGGACTTACCGACAATGATTTTATTAAATATAGTATTGGATACACAACAGGTGGAGACTATGGAGGAAGAATCATTATCCCAAGCTATTCTTCATCCAATAGGCTCAACTATTTTGTTGGGAGAACTTATGAGAGAGCTTACTTTAAATATAAAAATCCCGAAACTTCCAAGGACATAGTATTTTTTGAAAACTTAATTAACTGGAATCAACCTATTATTTTATGTGAAGGAGCATTTGATGCTATTGCCATTCGTAGAAATGCAGTACCTATATTAGGTAAAAGTCTTTCCCCTTCATTATTAAAAAAAATTATTACTTCTAAACTAAAAGATATCTACATAGCTTTAGATAAAGATGCTCAAAAAGATGCATTAGAAATAGCAGAAAATTTACTTAACTTAGGTAAGAGGGTCTTCCTAGTTGATTTAAAACAAAAAGACCCTAGCGAGATGGGCTTCGAAGCTTTTACTCGTCTTATACAATCAGCAGATGAATTAGACTTATCAAGTTTAATGCTGCATAAAATGGAAGCCATATGATAAGGCAAGGAACTAATATCCTAAAAGAAAATTCAAAAAATAGATTAAATTTTAAACCTGAATTAAAACAAATTAATTTTTTAGATCGTAGAGTCTACAAAAGGGACGAAGGAGTTTATTATCCTTCTGTTACTACTATACTACAATATATGCCAAAAAATAAATTTTTTGATAACTGGTTAAAAGATGTAGGTCATAACGCTGATCTTATAATGAGAAAAGCAGGAAAGGAAGGTACACAAGTTCATGAAGCAGCAGAAGCTTTAGTAAAAGGTGAAGAAGTCAATTGGATGGATGATTACGGTAACGCTAAATATTCTCAAATAGTATGGGAAATGATCTTAAAATTTCATGATTTTTGGTCTACTTATAAACCTAAACTTATATCTACCGAAGAATTTGTATTTTCAGATAAATTTAAGTATGCCGGTACTGCCGATTTATTAGTTGAAATGGACGGTGAAATTTGGTTATTAGATTTAAAAACTTCAAACAATCTACATAGATCGTATGATCTTCAACTTGCAGCATACGCTAAAGCAATCGAAGAAGCAAAAGGAATAAAAATACAAAGAACAGGAATAATTTGGTTAAAAGCTAATACTAGATCAGCATCTAAAAAGAAAGGTGTTTACCAAGGTAAAGGTTGGCAAATTAAAATTATAGATAAAATAGATTATAATTTTGACTTATTTCAGACGATTTATAAACTTTACTTATTAGATAACCCTAAGACTGAACCTATTTATAAGAGTTACCCAACAACTCTTAAAATATGAAAAAAATAATAGAATGGCATCAAAATATGGTTTTTAATTTTATGGCCAAGCTTAACTTAGGAGTATATGAAATAGCTTGGATATCATGGCTGAAAGGTTTATTGATGGGAGCTGTATTTACATTACTATGTAGCTGTGGAGTACAGTTTCAATATGGAGTATTAAATACGGCAGGACAAATAGACGGTATATACCAGACTCCAAATACTAAAGTAGATACTATTAGCTCAGTTTTTGATTTAAAAAGGAAGCTCAGAAACGACTTTAATTTTAGGTACGATTTTGCAACTTATGCAATGAACCAACCTTATTCTTTCTACTGGAATAATCCTAGATTAGAGGGTATTTGGCGACCATATAATAGGTTTGATGTTTATTTTCATAGCAACTGGTTTTGGAACGATTGGGCTTTTAATTACCCTTTCCATCATACTTGGGGTTGGAATAATTGGTATAGTTGGAATAGACCATATTACTACTACGGATGGATTAGACCTTATAGTCCATGGAATAATTGGTATCAAGGACCTTTTAATAACCAGAGTTACAATATAGTCTATAATGCTAGTAGAAGAGGTAGCTTAACTTCTAATCTTAATTCAAGTATTTCTAATAGAATTCAAACTAATAGAGTATTAAACGTAAGTAAAAGACCAGTAAACAATAATGCTATAAATACATTAATTAATAATTATAAACCTAATAACAATTATAATTATAAACCTAGTAACAATAATACTATAATTGTAAAACCTAATAACAATAATAATTGGAAACCGAGTAATAATAATAACTATAAACCTAGTAATAACTATTCTAGACCAAGCAACAATTACTCAAGACCAAGTAATAACTATTCTAAACCTAGTAATAGCAGTATGTCAAGATCATCATCTTCATCTAGAGGTGGTAAAATAAATAGAGAATAATGATAGAATTACTGAGCCTTATACGAGAACAAATTGAAAAACCTAAAGCAGTAGTAATGGCCGGTGGTGGAGGTACAGGTAAAACATTTCTATTAAAACAGTTAGACTTACCTTCTCTAACTCAATTTAATCCTGACAAATACGTAGAAGATCCAAACCACCGTTTTCATCGTAATTTAGGAGCAGCTTCAATACAGGTAGGTAAGGACGTAGAAGATGCAGCTGAAAAAGGAATTAGCTTTGTTTGGGATACAACTGCTTCAAATCCTTCTAAAATAAAAAGCTTAATAGATAAAGGATATGATGTTTATATGATTATGGTATATGCTCATCCTATGATTTCATATATTGCTAATTTTGGAAGAGATAGATCTTTACCTTCTATAGCAGTTTTCTCTACTTGGCGTAACGTATACCAGTTAATATCTCAATACCAAGAAATGTTAGGAGATAATTTATCTATTTTTATTAACGATAGAGGTGGTAAATTTAATAAAGAAATCGAAGATTTTAATAAAGCTGCTGAAAGAGGAGTTAAAGGTATAACTGAATATCTTAAGTCTTATAACGAAAAAATGGGTACAGGTAAATCTTCATTTTTTGAACCTGTAAAAATGTCTTCCGAAGAAGAAAAAGCTTTTCAAGCAGCAGTAGCTGATGTTGATTACGATAGAAATAACAGATCTGAAGATAAAGCTATGAAACAAGAGTTTTTAAAACTATACCGCAAAAACGGAGTAGGTCCTGGTGACGACCAGTTATTAAAAGCCCGTAATAAATTCAGAGATAAAAAAGCTAGTTTAGATAAAAAAACTGAAGATGTTTTAAAAAATATAGCCGAACTACTTTTTAGCTCAGACTTTCAAAATTTACTCAAATCTTCTTCAGTTGCTGATATAGATAAAAAAGTACAAAAATTCTTAGCATGATAGCATTATATCCAGGAGCTTTTAAACCACCGCATAGAGGTCATTTTGAAGTAGTAAAAAGTTTACTACAAGGAAATCATGGAGGTAAAGTTTATGATATAGATAATTATGCTTCAGCAGGTTCTAGTGTATTAAAAGGAGATAGTGATAAATTACAAAAAATTCGAAAAGTTTTAGTATTTATAGGAGAAGGAGGAAGAAATGGTATAACTAGAGGTGAATCTACTAAAGTATGGAAAATATATGCTAAATATATTCCTGGAGTAGTAATAATGGACGGAGGAAAAAATCCAATGTTGACAGCTAAAGATTATGCCAAAGCAAACCAACAAGAAAAATTTTATGCTGTAACAGGAGTTAGATCAGAAGAAGATTTACCGGATCTTAAAAGAGTTACAACTTTTAAAAATAGAGATAATGTACAAGGGTTAGTAATTCCATCTGCTGAAGGTTCAAAAGTTAGAGCAACTGATTTTAGAAAAGCAATCCTTTCAGGTAACTTAGATGAAGTTTTAGATTTTTTTCCTAGTGAATTATCAAAAGAAGAAATTTTAAATATTATAAGTATGTTAAAGTCAAGTATTATAGCGGAAAAAATGAGCGACGATTTGGATAACGTTATGGAAAATATTTTCAAAACCGAAGGGTCATCAGGAACTGCAACAGCACCTAAAAGTATTATACGCTCTGAAGATAGAGATAAGTTATTAAAAGTATTTACTCAACTAAGAAAAACTTTAGACCCTGAAACATTTGAATTAATATTTAATCAAAATCATATTAGAATACAAATCAAAGATATTGACTTAAAGATAGGATTCGATTATACCCCTTTTATGGCATCTCTTTTAGAATATATGATTAACGAAGGACATAATATAGTGCCCCTTCCTGAAGTTAAAATTAAGAAAGATATGGTTGAATCATCTGATTTTTTCGGTAAAACAGCTTATTATGAACCTACTAAGCAAGAAGTAGTTTTGTATGTTGAAGGTCGGCATCCTAAAGATGTAATGAGATCATTTGCTCATGAAATGATTCACCATAAACAAAATATTGAAGGTAGGTTAGGTAAAATTAGTACAACTGATACAAATAAAGACGATAATCTACTAGAACTAGAAAAAGAAGCTTATTTAGAAGGTAATATTGCTTTTAGAAACTGGGAAGACTCAGTAAAAAATTAATTAAAAAGTTGGATAATTGTATGGAATTTCTTATATTTAATAAAATACTATATTAAAATAAAGGTTATATGAATACAAGTATTGTAGATTTATTAGAAGCATATCCGCTTCCGGAACAAAAAGAAATGCCACCATATAAAATATACTGTGATATGGATGGAGTTTTAACTGATTTTGAATCTCGCTTCGAACATTTTACTGGAATGTCACCAAAAGAGTATGAAAATAATTACGGCACAGCAGCATTTTGGAATCTTATAGATGTTGAAGTAGGAGTAAGATTTTGGGTTGGAATGGATTGGATGCCTCAAGGAAAGGAATTATGGAACTTTATTCTTCCTTACAAACCTGATTTATTAACTTCACCGTCTAGAGATAATAATTCTAGATTAGGTAAAAATTTATGGGTTAAAAATAATTTAAATCCAAAACCGAAAGTAATTTTTGCTTATTCTGCTGACAAACAAAGATATGCTAATGAAAATAGTATATTAATTGATGATAAAAAATCTAATATTAATGAATGGATAGCAAAAGGTGGAATAGCTTTTAGAGTAAAAGGAGGAGACATAACACCAGCAATTCAAGGACTTAAAGAACTAGGATATGAATAACGATTCAGTACTAAAAAAGGAATTTAAAAAATCTGACGTACAGAGAGTTAGAAACTTAGTTAATAAAGATTTTACCGGAGCTACTAAATCACAATCAGGATATAAAAAATCTTACAAAAGATATAAGGAAGGTGATATTTGGGAAGTAGATGGAAGAAAATGGACTATTAAAAATGGTATCAAACAAAATATTACTAAATTAGATTCTGCAAAAAAATCAATTAGAATTCCTTTAATTTGTCCTAAATGTAGCAAATCTCTTAAACATCATCTACATACTAAAATGTATAAAATACATGGATTCTGCTTAGACTGTACTGTAGATATGGAACATAAACTTAAACTAGCAGGATTATATAAGCAATACGAACAGCGTATGCTTCAAGGAAATATGAAAGTTTTTGCTCAAGATATAGAAGCATGGGCTGGAGAATTAGTTAATACTAATGATAGTTATGTTACCGAAGGTGGAGATATAGAAGATTGGAGATCTAATAATCAAAAAAATAAAGAGTTTTTAAGTGATATAAAAGAATATATCCAACATCTTTCTAAACACATAAAATAGGTATATTTATATATAAACCTATTTAATACTATGACACAGAAACAATTATTAGAATCTGTACTTTCTGAAATAGTTCATATCAAAAAACATATGCCTAATGGAGAATTAAAGCAAATGCAAAAAGATATGGAAGATTTAAAAGAAAACATTTCAGACCTTAAATATACTTTACTTAATCCTGATAATGGAGTTATAGTTACTACTAATAAAAATACTGCCTTTCGCAAATCTATGGAAAGTAATGAAAGAGACTTTTTAGCAAAAATGATTGAATTAGAAGGTATAAAACGTTGGAAGGAAGGAGTTACTAAAGCTCTGTGGATACTATTCACAGCACTAGCAGGCATAATAATAAGATTATTAACTGAAGTAGTATAATGGAAAGTAAGAAGAGAATATCACCCGATATGTATGCTTTTATGAGAGAACTTATAAGAGAATCTCTTCGTGATTGGTTTAAAAAAGAAAAATGGGTTAGAATATCTACCTCCGGTAACATAGCCGGTCCATGCGGTACTTCTAAAAATAAAAAAAATCCTGATAGATGTTTACCTGCAGCAAAAGCTAGAAGCTTAACTAAAGCTCAAAGAGCTGCAACAGCTAGAAAAAAGAAAAAAGCAGGAGCTAAAGGTCAAACAGTAGTTAAAAATACAAAAAAGGCAACAGTGAAAAAAGAAAATTTAGATCCGTCTTATAAACATGACGGTAAATCTGCACCTTATGGTTCAGGTTATAGACCAATCAAGAAAGAAGACGTTAAAAATTTAATAGTAGGTCTACTACAAGAATATAAAAAAGAAAAAGTAGTTACTGAAAAAGATGATAGATGTACTCGTATAGCTAAAAGAAAGTATGATACTTGGCCATCAGCTTATGCTTCAGGAGCAGTAGTAAGATGTAGAAGAGGGGAAATATGGAAAGGTGTTAAAGAAGAAACTTTGAAAGAAATGGACGGTGGTCAATTATTTGACTATTTCGCTAAAAAAGGATATAAAGTAACAGAACGTAGACCAGATGGAAAAGAAGCTGGATTTGAAGGGTATATGGTAAGTAAAGGGGATGGCCCGTACCCTCAAACAGTAATATTTCAATATGATAAAGATGTTGATCAATTTATGATTAGTAGAATGGGTGGTTATAGAATCGATCAAAAAGAAGCTATTAAAGCAGGAATGAGAGAACCAGGCTACTCAGGTGTTGTTGGAAGGGATTCTTATATGACAGACGGAAATTATACTCCAGTTGATATTTCAGCTGAAGGATTAAAAGATATAGTTGATCATGTAATGACCGGGTTAGATCGAGAAGGTCAAGCACAAGCTGATTTTTATAAAGCCAGAGGCCGTACATCAGGTACTATAGATTAATGAACTGTAAAGAATGAAATTATCTAAATTAATATTGGAAAATAAAGAATTTAAGCTACCAGCACTATCCTTTGGCTATGATGCATTGGAACCTCATATAGATGAAGAAACTATGAGAGAGCATCATACTAAGCATCATAAAGGATATGTTACTAAGCTTAACGATGCTATGAAAGGCAAAGGTAAAAGTATAGAAGATATTTTATCTAATATTAAAAAATATGATGATAAAGTTAGAAATAATGCCGGTGGAGTTTATAATCATACTCTATATTTTAATTTAATGTCACCTGATGCTACTACAAATCCAGTCGGTCAATTAAAAGAAGATATAGATAAAGCTTTTGGTTCTTATCAAAATTTTAAAGAAGAATTTTCTAACGCCGGTACAGGACAGTTTGGTTCCGGTTGGGCTTGGTTAACTCTTACTAATGAAGGACTAAAAATACATAGTACTCCTAATCAAGATAATCCATTAATGAGCTACTCTGAAATTAAAGGAGATCCTATAATAGGTATGGATGTTTGGGAGCATGCTTATTACCTTAAACATAAAAGTCAAAGAGCAAAATATATTAAGGATTTTTTTAAAGTACTGTGTTGGAAAACAGCAGAAGAAAATTATCAAAAATTAATTAACAAAGACAATGAAGATAATTAAACTTATTAAAGACTTAGTGCTGGAGGGTAAACTATCGGATTACGGTAAAAATAATACCCCTGCAGCATTAAATAAAGAAAAAGCTTTAGGTAATAAAAAAGTAGATCCGATGGATTCTATACAAGACCTAGATCTTAATACATTAGGTAGAAACGTAACAGTAAAAGAATACAGATACGGTCCTCTTAATCCTAACGACGAAAAAGGTTCTAAAAAATTCTGGGAAGATAAAGCTGAAATGTGGAATACAACAGTAGAGCACGCTAAGACTTCAAGATGTTCCAATTGTTCTGCTTTTAATCAAAAGCCTGCTACTCTTAAAAAAATAGCTAAAGCAATAGGAGATGAGGGTGAAAAGATAGTCAAACAGTCTAATATTGGTTTTTGCGAATTTTTCTGGTTTAAATGTGCAGGTGCTAGATCATGCGATGCATGGGTCGGAGGCGGTCCTTTAAAATAATTTATTATGCCATTAG